AGTTAAAAGCTAGGTTTTGTTCAACTCATAAATTGGAAAATATGGTAGATGTTAAACATAAAACGTGTGAACACGAAGGTTGTAAAGTAATACCAGTTTATAATTATGAAGGTCACTTAACAGCTAGGTTTTGTTCAACTCATAAATTGGAAAATATGGTAGATGTTAAAAATAAAACGTGTAAAGCAAATTTTTGTTTAGGAACAAGAGCAAATGATAAATACAAAGGTTATTGCGCAAACTGTTATCAAAATTTATTTCCAAATGACCCATTATCATTTCAAATTCGTTCAAAAACAAAAGAAATTGCAGTTAGAGATTATATTAATTCTAATTTTGAAGGATTTCAACACGATAAACCATTATGGACTGGTAATTGTGACTGCACACATAGAAGAAGAATTGACCATAGAAAATTAATTGGTAATACGCTTTTATGTATTGAAACAGATGAAAATCAACATAAAGGTTACGATGAAAAAGATGAAGAGGTTCGTTATGATGATTTATTTATGTTACACGGAGGCAAATTTATATATATTCGTTTCAATCCTGACAAATTTAAGAATAAAACTGGTAAATCTGTAAATCCTATGTTGTATACTCGTTTGCCTATTTTAAAAGAAGAAATTGAAAAACAAATTAAAAGAATAGAAGATGATGAAAATAAGGAATTATTAGAAATAGTAAAATTATATTATAATGAATAAAGAATTAAAAAATAAGTATATTATATACTTATCATGGCAGGTGGTCTTATGCAACTAGTAAGCGAAGGGCAGCAAAATGTAATATTAAACGGTAATCCCGAAAAAACATTTTGGAAGGCAACTTATTTAAAATATACCAATTTTGGTAAGCAAAATTTTCGTTTGGATTCAGAAGGATCGCCCGTATTAAATCTAACATCAAGTTCAACATTTACATTTAAAGTGAAACGCTATGCGGATTTGCTTATGGACTGTTATATTTCAATGAATCTACCAAATATTTGGTCTCCTATTTTCCCCCCTCAACCCATTACTAACCCTGATGGTTCAACAAGCTACACGGATTGGGCACCATATGAATTTCAATGGATAGAAAATCTAGGCGCGCAAATTATTGATAAAATAACTATTAATTGTGGTAACCAAAAGTTACAAGAATATTCTGGCAAATACATTTTAGCTTCAGCGCAGAGAGACTTTTCTGCACAAAAACTCGCATTATTCAATGAAATGATAGGAAATGTACCGCAGTTAAACGACCCTGCAAATTACGGTGCAAGGGTTAATGCATATCCAAATGCTTTTTACACTACAAGTCCAGCTGGCGCACAGCCTTCTATTACAGGTCAAACACTATATATTCCTTTAGGAGCGTGGTTCAACCTTAAAACACAACAAGCATTTCCTTTGGTTTCGTTACAGTATAATGAACTGCAAATAAGTATAACTTTTAGGCCTGTAAATGAGTGGTTTACTATTCGCGATGTTATTGATTATGCTAATAACTTTCCTATTGTTGCGCCAAATTTTAACCAGTTTTATATGCAATTTTATAGATTTTTGCAAACACCTCCAGATGAAATTCTTGGTCCTACTTCTTATGTAGATACAAGAACATTGTGGAACGCGGATATAAATTTAAATTGTACATATTGTTTTCTCTCTAACGATGAATCTCAGTTATTCGCAAAAAATGAACAAAAATATTTATTTAAACAAGTCTATGAAAAGCCATACTATAATATTACTGGTCAGAATAAAATAGATTTAGATTCCATTGGAATGGTTATTAGCTGGATGTTTTATTTGCAAAGAAGTGATGCTAATTTACGAAATCAATGGTCAAATTATACAAATTGGCCTTACAACTATATGCCTCAAGATGTTACTCCTGCGTCAACTGCTGGTAACTATAATTATTTAAATCCGTCTCCCACATCTACAACCGGAATTGGTCCTGGTGTAAATGTTGACGGCACTCTAACAGGTCTTTACACGACAGGTGTTTATAATCCGCAAAATATTCAGTATATTTTAGTTGCATTAGGTATATTATTGGATGGTCAATATAGAGAGAATATATTGCCTGCAGGTGTTTTTAATTTTGTAGAAAAATATGTAAGAACTGCTGGCAATGCGCCGCCTGGATTATATTGTTACAATTTTTGTTTGGACACGTCGCCTTACAATTTGCAGCCATCTGGAGCTATGAATATGAGTCGATTTACCAACGTACAACTTGAATTTACAACTATTTCACCTCCATTTGACCCATATGCACAGGTTCTTACTATTTGTGACCCTACAACTGGTGAATTAGTTGGTATCAATAAACCAACGTGGCGTATTTATGATTACAATTTTGATTTATATTTGATGGAAGAGAGAGTAAATATGGTTATATTCGTTGGTGGAAATGCAGGTCTATTATATGCAACTTAATATAAAAAAAGAATTTAAAAGCAACTACAAAATAGATAATAATGTTAAAGAATAATATTAAAATTGTGCTTTCAAAAAATATTTTTAAAAGGTCGTTTTCAAAAATCGCCTTTGATTTTGCAGACCCTTTTTTATTTCAAAAACAGCTGTCTCCAGATGAAATTATGATTCAGGATGTTGCAAAACAATATGCTTCATCCTGTTTGCTTCCTCAAGTTGTAAATTCATTTAGAAATGAAAGCTTTGATAAAAACATTATAAAGGATATGGGAAAAATTGGTTTATTAGGACCCACAATAAAAGGTTATGGTTGTTCTGGAATAAATTATGTTTCTTATGGTTTAATTATGCGTGAGATTGAAAGAATTGATAGTGGATTTAGAAGTGTGTTAAGCGTACAATCATCATTAGTGATGTTGCCTATATATAAGTTTGGTTCAAATGAACAAAAAGACAGATTTTTACCAGGACTTGCAAGAGGGGAATTAATTGGTTGCTTTGGTTTAACTGAGCCAGACCACGGAAGCGACCCAGGTGGAATGAAAACAAAAGCTGTTTTAAGTGGTGATAACTATATTTTGAATGGAAGCAAATGTTGGATAACAAATTCCCCGATAGCTGATGTACTAATAATCTGGGCAAAAGATGAAAGTGGTGAAGTTAGGGGGTTTATTTTGGAAAAAAATATGAAAGGATTAACTTGTCCAAAAATAGAAGGTAAATTTTCCCTTCGTTCTTCTACTACAGGAATGATTTTTATGGATAATGTAGTAGTTCCAAAAGAAAACGTGTTGCCATTTGTGAAAGGTCTAAAAGGGCCATTTACTTGTTTAAACAGCGCTAGATACGGAATTTCTTGGGGTGTTTTAGGTGCCGCCGAAGATTGTTACCTAAGAGCTAGACAATATGCTAAAGACCGAGTTCAATTTAAAAAACCTATAGCTTCAAATCAATTGATTCAAATAAAACTCACAGATATGCTTACTGAAATAACACTTGGTTTGCAAGCTACATTAAGAATTGGAAGATTAATAGATGAAGAAAAATTAATACCTGAAAATATTTCCATAATTAAAAGAAATAACTGCATCAAGTCATTAAATATAGCAAGGAATTGTAGAGACATTTTGGGTGGAAATGGAATAATGGATGAATATCACATAATAAGACATATGTTAAACTTGGAAGCAGTTAACACATATGAAGGAACTCAAGATATACACGGTTTAATAATTGGTAGAGGAATAACGGATTTAAATGCGTTTTAACTTCTTTCTTTAAGTTCATTTGAAATATATATAATTTAGTGGTCGCTTCACTACATTATGTAAGGAAAAGTTGTTTTTTAGGGTCCGAAAAATTCCCTTCACGTGTAGTAAAAGATGGCAAATTTTTTTCCGAAAGTCCGTAGCCAAAATTGAAAATGGACATTTTTAATGTCCAAATTTGAAAAGTGGAAAGACTTTCCCTGAAAAAGGCAAGCCGCCACTGCATAATTGAATTTTACAGTCTGGTCACAAAAAAAATAATTTTCATTTTGTTACTGTAATTTTAAAAATTAAAACTTAAAAATATTTTCTTGAATTATAATATGTCAACTTTTAGCAACTTTTTTCCAGCGAATCCAGCGCCTAAATTTTATTGCCAAAATTGTCACTATAAAACGAATAGAAAATGTAATTTTGATGAACATTTACTGACAGCTAAACATCAAAAATCAACCTTTAGCAACCTTTGTCAACCAATTTCCAGCAAAATCCAGCAATCCTATAAATTTACGTGTCAAGATTGTAACAAAGAATATAAAGATAAGTCTGGATTATGGAGACATAAAAAAAAATGTTCTGATAAAAAAGATGACACGCTTGATAAAGATAAAATAATTATGACATTAATCAAAGACAATTCTGATTTTAAAAATTTAATGATGGAAGTTATTAAAAATGGAACTATGAACAACAGTAATAATACTACCAATTCGCATAACAAAGCTTTTAATCTTAATTTCTTTTTAAATGAAACTTGTAAAGATGCTATGAATATTATGGATTTCGTTGATTCAATTAAGTTACAACTCTGTGACTTGGAGAGAGTTGGAGAGTTTGGTTTTGTAGATGGTATTTCTAATATTATAATTAAGAATCT